CGCCGTTCGCTTCGCTGGTCGCGCCAGCCCAGCGTCCAGCAGTCGAGCGGCTGTTCGGGCTGTACGACGAGCGCGAGCGGATGGACTCGTTCATTCGCGCAGAGCCGATGGTGGCTGGATCGCAAGGGCAGCCAGTCGTGAATCCAATGTACCGACAGAGGACAGCAGCCGATGCTGAGATCAGGCAGCTAGAGGATCGGCTAGGCTTGAACCCACGGTCAGGTCTGCAACTGGGTATCCAGTTCAGCGAAGCCGCGAGGAGCCTTGAGGAACTGAATGCCAGAATCGCTTACGCAGCCAGCATCGAGCAAGGCGAGGAAGAGGACCCTCGCCGCATCACCGAAGCCGAGCCAGAAGAGGCCGCTCTACAGCAGTCCGATCCCGACACCGCCACCGCCTAGCTGGGGTGGCTTGATCTGCCGGTGGATTGAGACCAATCTCGTTCACGGTGAAGGCGATAAGTTCGGAGACCCATTCAGGCTAGAGCCGTGGCAGCGTGCCTTTATCTGGAGGCTCTACGAGTACGACGCCATTACAGGCAAGAGGCTCGTGCGCCGCGCACTGCTTGGCACCCCGAAGGGCAACGGCAAGACCGAACTCCTTGCAGCCATCGCTCTTGCTGAACTAGCAGGACCGAAGGCACCACTCGCAGCCAACATCCCAGTGGCTGCTGCTTCATTCGAGCAGGCAGACCTGCTGTTCGGAACCGCTCGCATAATGCTGACGCAGGGTCCGCTCGCCAAGCACTTTGAGGTCTACGACACTGAGATTCTTCGCAAGGATGGACCAGGGCGTATGTACCGCGTGGCTGCTGCGGCAGGCACCAACGACGGCGGCCGTCCGACGTGCTTCATCGCAGACGAGTTGCACGAGTGGACTGGGAACAAAGAGCGCGTGCATCTCGTTCTATCTAACTCTCTCGCCAAGCGCGCAGAGGCGCTTGAGCTGAACATCTCCACGGCAGGGTCTGACGAGAACACCCTGCTCGGGCGGTTGCTCACCTACGCCAAGAAGATCAGTCTGGGCGAAGTTAGTGACCCATCCTTCCTTGCAGAGTGGTGGGCGGCTCGTGAGGGACACGACTACGAGACAGAGGCTGGATGGCGAGAAGCACTAGAGGAATCAAACCCTAGTGCGCCAGCGTTCGTGGACATTGACCGACTTGTCGCACGAGCCACCGAGATCCCACGCCACGAGATGATGCGCTACCACCTGAACCTCTTTGTCCAGCCGCCAGACCGCTGGATCGGGCTTGATCAATGGATGAAACTCAAGGACCTCGCCCAAGCGCCAAAGCCAGGCGACCGCATCGCAATCGGTATGGACGGCTCATACTCTCGTGACGCCTCGTCGCTCGTCGGCTGCACGCTGGACGGCTATCTGTTTCACATCAAGACTTGGGAGCGAAACACCCGCGACCCTGAGTGGACAGTGCCGCGAGCCGAGGTTGATGCGGCTGTTGATCACGCGATGCAGACCTACGACGCCACGCTCTTCTGCGACCCCCCAGGGTGGCAGACTGAAATCGAGCAATGGGCGCAACGGTACGGAGCAAGAGTCGCCATCTTTCCGACCTCATCACTTGAGCGTATGGGTCCAGCCTGCGACCGATTCTTCACCGCCGTTGCGACAGGAGAAGGCCTTAGGCACGACGGCGATCCACTAATCGCTCGGCACATCGGCAACGTTCATACTAAGCAGACGCGATACGGTACTGTGTTGGGGAAGGCGTACAAGTCCAGCCCTGATAAGATTGACGCCGCAATCGCATCGGTGGTCGCCTTTCAGGGTGTAAAGTCCCTGCTAGTTGAACCTAAGCCCAGGGCTAAGGTCGAGTGGATTGAGTTGTAGGGAGACTGATGGGCATTCTTGATCGCGTCTTCGGACGCAGCGAGCCAGAAGAGAAGCGATTCATCGGCGGCCAGTGGCTCGTCCAGGAGGCGCAGACAGGCGCAGCTGGTGTTGTCGTCACGCAAGAAAACGCCACGTCTATCGGCGCAGTCTACGCAGCCGTCAAGCTGTACGCCGACACGGTTGCCGCAATGCCGTGGGACACCTACATCCGCATTGACGGAACGCGCCGACCATACCGTCCGCGACCGCGCTGGATGGACGTGCCGATTCCAAACAACCCGAACTACAGCGCGTTCCAGTTCAAGCATCGCGTCGTCTCGTCGCTGCTGCTTGACGGCAATGCGTTCGTGCTTTGCCTACGCGACACGTCAGGCAACGTCATTGAGACACGAGTCCTTGATCCTCAGAAGGTAGAGATCAGGACTGGCGAGATGGGCGTGCCTGTCTATCACATTGAGACCGTTGAGGGCGTTGCAATCCTCGGCACCGACGAGATCATTCACATCCCGCTCTTCGCCACTGGCGAGATGCATCGCGGGCTGTCACCAATCGAGCACCACAAGGTGACGCTTGGACTTGCATCTGCGACACAACTCTTCAGCGCAAAGTTCTACGAGAACAACGCAAGCGTCGGCGGGCTGATCAAGGTTCCAGGCGAACTGACGCAGGATCAGGCAGAGGCACTCCGCACTGGCTTCGGTCGCCGACACGCTGGGGTGGACAAGGCGTGGCGCGTGGCCGTACTAACTGGCGGCGCAGACTATCAGCAACTCGGCGCAAAGATCAGCGACTTGCAGCTCGTAGAGACGCTGCACTACGGCGTAGAAGCCATCGCTCGCATCTACGGCGTGCCGCTGCATATGCTTCAGTACCCAGGCGGCAACACGTCCTACGCCTCGGTCGAGTTGATCGGCATTGAGTGGCTGCGACTCGGACTCGGACCAATCATCGCCAACCTTGAGGCGTCGTTCCAGCGCATCGTGCCAGGCAGCCAGCAGACCTTCTTGAAGTTCACGCTGGACGGACTTCTGCGCGCCACCACGCAGGAGCGATACAACTCCTACAGCACCGCACTGAACAACGGCTTCTTGAGCATCAACGAAGTTCGCTCGCTTGAAGATCGCTCGCCAATCGGCGCAGCCGGCGACGAATACTGGAAGCCACTGAACATCGGCGTCGTTGGCGAATCGGAGCCGCAAGCCTGATGCCGTACTTCGTCACAGACACAGCCGAGGGCTGCGCGGGTTGGGCGACAGTCAAGGAGGGCGGCGAGGTGATCGGATGCCACGAGACCAAAGATGCAGCCGTCGCGCAGATGGTTGCGGTCTCACTTGCTGAAGGCATTGAGCCAGGAGGCGACTACCGCGTCCTGCCAGACAACTACCGACCTGCACTATCGCCAGATGTGCCAGAAGGCCGCGCCTGCGGCAACTGCGTCTTCTACAACGAAGCAAAGATTGAAGGCGACAAGGCGTACTGCGAGAAGTGGGATGACTACGTGAGCGGCGCCTACTACTGCAATGCTTGGGAGCCTGACGATGGCGGCGAAGACGACGGCGAGCAGGACGAGGCGCGCATCCTGATTGACGTGCCGAAATACATCCAAGAGGCCGCTGAGAAGGGTCTGACCTACGAGCGCAACGGCTTCGCCGGTGACGGACTAACCGACCAGACGATTGAAGAGGCGCGTCAGCTGCGCGCTGGACAAGTCGAGGATGACAAGGTGACGAGGATGCGAGCGTGGATTCTGCGACACCGTGGCGACTGGGAAGGCGTACCGCGCAACAACAATCCAGACGACGAAGACTTCCCAGGACCAGGCGCTGTTGCCGCCTATCTGTGGGGCGTTGATCCCACAGCAGAGAATGGCACGCAGCGCGTCCTAGAATGGGCAGATGGCGTCCTCGCGCCGCTAGAGACTGAAGAGAGGTTTGACGTGAAGGAACTTGAGACACGCGCTCTGCCGATGGGCGAGTTCACCGTGACAGAAGGCGAAGATGGTCAGAAGACCTTCACCGGCTACGCCGCGCTCTTTGGCGCACCGTCCTCTGGGCTGCCATTCACCGAAGTGATTGCGCCAGGTGCGTTCCGACGCACGCTGAGCCGCGTCGCCGATGGCAAGAAGATCGTCTCATTCCTGTTCGGTCACGACGAGACTCGCGCACTTGCAACGACTGCAAGCGGCCGACTTGCGCTGACCGAGGACGAGCGCGGCTTGAAGGTTGAGGCTCGCCTTGACCCAGCCGATCCAGACGCCGCTGGCGTGATCTCCAAGTTGACCCACGAAGCGCGTGCAATGGGAATGTCATTCGGATTCACGATCCCGAAGAACGGCGATCAGTGGGACGAGGACACGCGCACGCTACGCGAAGTCAATCTCTTTGAGGTGAGCGTCCTGTCCGCAGGACAGACTCCCGCATACCCAGCGACGCTGGGTCTTACCTCCGTTCGCAAGATCGCGTCCCGAATGGGCGTAGACGGCGACCGGCTTATCACAGCCATCGAGTCCCTGAAGTCAGCGACCCCGCTGACGGAGGCGGATGTCGAGGTGATCGAGACCGTCACGGAGAAGTTGGCTCCGAAGCGCACAGGGTTGGATTCGTCCATTGCTCGCGCCAAGTTGCTGCTCGCCGAGATGGAATCGGAATCGCTCTAACAGCCACGAGGTCGCGCCCCGCTGCGCTAAGTACGCAAGCCCGCGAAAGACCATCCCGCTCGGTGAGCCGCACCATTGTGGAAACCAATCAAAAAAGGAGACAGAAATGTCAGACGTAAGGAAGCTACACGAGAAGCGTGCTTCCCTTTTGACCGAGGCTCAGTCCATCGTGACTGACCTTGCCGAGAAGGGCGAAGCGCTTGAGGGCGAGTCACAGGCTCGCTTTGAGAAGCTCACATCAGAGGCTGCAACGGTTGCGGCCGCGATTCGTTCGGAGAAGGATGCTTCAGAGGCTCGTTCAGCCGCTGATGCAGCCCGCGCTGAGTTCGCTCAGGTGATCGCTCCGAAGGTTGAGAAGAGCGAAGGCTCAAACGACGAACTCCGCGCACTTGCTCGCTTGGGCGGGTCGCAGACGTTCGAGTACCGCGATGTCTCGCGAGCAACTGGCTTGGGCAACCCAGTCACCATTGCTGACCGCGTGAACGTTGTTGCGGCACAGTTCAACCCATTCATTGACCCAGCGATCATCACGGTCGTTCGCACCA